GTTCCAGCGGAGATATGAATCGTGGCGAGTTGGCGGGAGGGTAGCGGATAGATAGCCGTGCCGCCGGCAGTCGTCTGCGAAGTGTCGCGCTCTACGAAGACCATAGCTTCGTCTGCGAGCCGCTTCAATGCCTCATCGCACCACTGGATCAGGTCCGCTTCACTCCAAAAGTAGAGATGTGCGCGTGTGTCCGCGTGCAAGGTGGGCAGCAATTCCGTAATCACCTGGGTCGAGTCGAATTCGCCGCTCATGAAAGTTTTGCCTGCCGCTTGATGATTTCGGAAACCAGCTTGGAGCGATCGAATAGGGCCAACTCGAGCGGTTGCACGTCGTAGCGAGCTGCCAGCGATCGCGCCCGCGTGTAGTCGCCAAGTTTTTGCATGCTGTCAAGGAACGTGTTGAAATTACCGAGGCCTCGAGCCAGTTGCTGGGCGCCTTCTTTCAACCTGCATCGATAGACGCCGTACTCCACCAGATCCTGATGATTCGCCACTGGGATCACGGGCGTATCGCCCGCCAGCAGTTGCGCCGGCGAATAGGCATACGTGAATTGAGCCGTTACGTTCTGCTGCGGGGTGACTGCCAGCAGATTGCACCCAAGGGTTGCGTAGCGCGCCGCCGTGCCCGCTGTTGCCTGCCAATCGGGGTTCATGGCGTCCAGTTCCGCCAGCGTTGACGGGCGCAACCTGACGCCCGCTACGGTAATTCGGAGCGGTACCAGGAAGTCGGTCAGGGTCGAGCGTTGCTGGTAGAACGTCGCCGCGAGCGGGAAGTCTACGGTTTTTTCCAGGCACAAGGTGAGCAGTGCCGCCAGCTCCTGGCCTTCATTGATGGCTGCGAGTACTTCCGCGGCCGAGACTGAAATCGGTGTCACGGGATCGTCATCCATCCGCGTAATTATGCGAGCGGTGATATCCGCTGCGGTCAAGGCTTCAGCTCCCGTACAGGTGCCCAACTGATCGCGCGCAATTGTTTGATACCTGCCGCTTGAAAGGCCTGGGTGAGCTTGACGATAAGCGCGCCCGGGTCATCCGTCCGTGACATTTCGGCCGAAATTACTACGTGGATCAACAAGGGATCTGACATACTCGTCTGAAAGGAGATTGATGTTCGATGCCTACAGCTAAGAAACCCGCAAAGTCCGCGAAGGCGAAGCCTATGAAGAAGAAGCCCGCCGCGTCGTCGAAGAAGAAAGTCTAGTGATCGCGCGTCTTACTCGACCGCTCCGAAGTGGGGCGCGCTTCCTTACATCCCCGGGAAGGTCCCAGGAACACAGGTCGTAAATCGCCTCTTCCCACTCGTCCTCAATCACTACCCGCAACCTCGCCGCCTTCGATGAGAAGTGAAGTACGGATCCATCGTCAACTGCGTGCGGGCCATGCCTTGCGCCTCTGTGGCCCGCATACCTTTCAAGAGCCGAGCTGCTTCAACCGTGTGGAATTGCGCGCCGGCGTAGTCCTTCAGATGCGCCTTGATCTTGGCTGTGATGCCTTCGACCAGCGCGCCTGGATCCATCCAGATTTGTAAGAGCGTGGTGGTGGTCGCGAGGTCTGGGCCGCCGGCAATGTACTCGAATGGAATCCCTATGGAGGTTGAGGGCGCCGGGAATAGCTTCACCTGCATCGCCGGCGGAGTGCTCGAGTCGTCCATGTACGACGTCCATGCGATCGGTGAGCCCGTACTGTTGTAGAACTGCCCAAGCTGCGGGTTGGTCAAGCGCCGAAGCGGGCCGTATTCCCAGGAGCTGAAGGCGTCCTCCTGCAACATGGTGCAGTCCGCTGGCAACACGTAAACCGACTGGGTAATGGAGTAGGCAGGCGTGCCCGTGGGTCCTTCATAGGGACGATCGAGGGTTGCCGTGGTGGCCGAGACGTACGAGAATTCGTAATACTCCGAGCGCCCCACAACGCGGAAGGCCCGCCCGCTCATCGCTGCTGTCCAGGTGCCGCCCGTCAGTGAAATTGCATTCGAGCCGAGCGTTACGGTAGCCGTGCCCGTTGAATAGGGCGCTGCGGTGGTCAGGACCGATTGAACGGTTAAGCGGGTCCAGGGCAGTTCGCTTAGAATCTCCTGGTATCGATCGTTGGCATATCCCTCGATGATGTCGAGCGACACCGAGGGGAACATCTGGGTAAGCCTGAGCTTGAGTTGACCGTACGTCATTGGAGTACATCCACGCGCATGGTGCGCAAGGTGATCGAGTCCGCGGCATTCGCTACGACGCCGTTTAGCTCTACGATTACGGCCGTGGTGGCGTTGTTCATGGCCAATCCACCCATTGGCGTCAAGGTAGGAGTGCTGGCCTTCCACGATATGGCCCTGTGCTGTTCGCTTGCTGGAGTGATGAAATCGACTTCCGCCTCACACGCCCAATTGTCGTTATTCGCCGCGGCATTGGTGACCGTGCAAAGCGCTGTACCCGTCAGCGTCACCGTTCCAACGCGCAGAGTGACCGTTTTGGTTCCTGCCGTGCCCGCTGTGGTGCCGCTCGCTGTGATCCTGAGACTTGCACCAGCTCGTAGATAGTTGGCCGGGAAGGTGACCGTCTTTAGAACGGTTTCCGTCGTGGCTATCGTGGCGGGTGTCGAGTCTGGCCGCATCATCGTAAGCGTTGGCGTTTCGCTCACCATTCCGGGTTGATTGTTGCTGATGATCCCGTCGTTAATGTTGCCGCCAAAGATTCCCGTGATCGTTGAGGCGACCCCTCCAAATACGTATCCAAGCGCCGAGCCGCCGCCTGTGCTGATGACGTTGTTTCGTACGACAACCCCAGAGATAGTTGCCGAGTTGGCCGTCCGGATGTCTATGGGGGCGGTGTTCGTTCCGGTGAAGCCGGTAAGGATGTTGTTATTGATGTGGAGGCTGGAGCCATTTGCAAGCGACGCCTGGATAATGACGCCACCGGCCGATGCGCTGCCGCCGATTACATGGTTTCGCTGGATGACGATTCCCGGGCTTCCTTCCGATACGTAAATTCCATACCGGCGCGGATTGGTGCAGACGTTATCGTTAATCTCGAGCGTGGCGGAAGCTCCGACCTGGATGCAGTCGCCGCCATTGCCCACAGTTCCGGTCATGTTGGTGAACACATTGCCCGAAACCACACCGCTGAAACCGGGGGCCTGTACCGCTATACCGATACCTGTGTTGGACAGTTTGTTATTGATGAACTGCATTCCCGTGGGCGGGATGATTCCAGAGGTGGGAGTGCCGATCGTCTGAAGCTGCAGACCGTTAAAACTAGGTACGACATTGGTGTCGTACACGTTATCCGCAATGGTCGTATTGCCGCAAATCTCGCATTTGAGAATGTTTCGCTCGCCGTTGAAGGCAATATTGTGGCTGAACACGGAGTTGTAGGCGCGTTGGAATACCACGTTGTTCGCGTTCGTGGTTGCATGGCCCGACTGGACATTGAGAAATCGATTGCCTACTACCCGCTGTCCTTCGAGAACCGGGTACAGGATCGCGCCGGATACGGTGGCGTCGGCTGCGATGTCGAAGGTAACCGCCGTGCCCGCGACCGTCATCACCTGCCGCACCCCGGTCAGACCTACGACCGTGACCCTCTGAAACTTCCTCAAGCCGGCAGCGCTCAAAGTGGCTGCGGTCGAAGCGCTTGTGATCGAGATGGTGATGGCCGGGATAGCGGCACCGTAGGCGTAGAGGCCCTCAAAATTGGTGTCGTGGACCCAGTTGCGCTCGAAGACGACGGGGGCGACATTCAACGTCGCGATACCCGCCCCATACATGGCGGTAATTTCGCAATCGGTCACGGTTAAGGAGAGGATAGCCGGGTAGACCGTGGCGTCCGCCAGTACGGCAGCCCGGTAGGCGCGTCCAGTTCCCGCCCCGCCAGTGTTGAAGGAGTCGGAAAAGCCGTCCGCCGGTTGGCTCGCGCGCTGCCCGTCGAATTTGATGCCACGCAGAATCACTCCATCGCCGGTGATTCGCAAAATGGGGGAGCTGACAATCGAAGCCAGGACCACGGACTTGAGCGTGCAGTTACCGACAATCGAGGTGTTGGCGGGCACGTTGATATTGGTGATCAGGTACGTTGCGTTCTCGCACCGCAAGACTTTGCCGGCGTTCAGGTTTACAGCCGCCTGGAAAGCCGCGCTTACATTGGTTACGCCCGTTGCATCGAGCGCACTGCTGAACTGAATGGTTGGCTTGTTGTTGTCGAGCCAGGAAAAATTACTGTTCATCTTGGCCCGTACCGCCGGCATGCCCTCGTTCGGGATGGTCACCACCTGGGCGCATAGTGAGGCAACCGCGAGCAGCAAGAGCGTAATGGGTTTCAAAATTGACTCCGGAACAGGCTGGGTGTGGGTGCGGCGTTCGACTGGCGGAAGAGATCAGGCCGGGCGGTAACCCCGCTCTCGAATGTGCCCGGTACATCATCGATATTGCCGGGCGTGTCGTCCCACAGCCGATCTTTCAGAGGCATCACACGGAATAGGTTGGGCATCAGATGGAAACACCCCTGCCCGCCCAGGTAGCTTTCAAGCTCGCATAGGCCGCCGCCACTTCGGTGCCCGAGAGGATGCGCGAATAAATCAACACGTGGTAGATCGTGCCGTTGAAGAAAAAGGCACTAGGAGCCGCGCCCACCAGGGGAGTTGAAGCGCTCATAGTCTGCGCGTTGGTGCCGGAACCATCGAGGGTTGAGCCCTTGTAGATTTTCCACGCGCTCCCGTCGTACGTGACGGCGCCCAGGAACGCCGCGCCCGTAACGGTGGACGCGCCCGCCCCGACCAGAGCCACATTCTGCTTGTCAAGTTCCAGCTTGTTGGTAGCCGAAACATAGAATGCGACCGAAGAGCCGCCGCAAGCTACCAAGCCTCGCGGCCCACTCCCCGTGACTTGAAATACCGCCAGAATCGTGAAGGGTACCGGCAGGCTTGCGATGGTAGGCACAGTGCAATACTTGGTCGCACCGTCGAAGGTCAGGCCGGTTGCGGTAAACACGGGATCGGATGCGTCTGCACCCGTGGTCGCGCCCAATTGTAGGGGATGTGCCGAGCCGCTCCGATCGGCCACGCTTTGACCTGATCCCCCCGACATATCCCAATTGGCGAGCATGCCGCCGCTTGGCAGGGCAAGCCTCGGGTGATACCGGCCGCCCTTCGCGAACATCGTGATAAAGGACATAAGAGTCCTCGCTAGCCGATAAGCTGCATGGAGCAAAGGAGCAACGTGCGGTCGGCTGCCTGATTGACGGCCGAGGCGCCGGTGCCCGATCGGATCTTGAGGAACTGCCAGCCGGCGAATACCGTGACATCGAGCGCGACACCATGCGCCGCTACGGCTGTGACGGAGATTTCGACGCCGGTTGCGTCGTAGAGGTCGGTGAACGTTACATTGTCCATCGACCCCTGAAACGTGAGGACGGCCGCGGTCCAGGCTGCCGGCATCTGTAGGGCGATCAGGCGCCCGTTTGAAACTGCTACGGCCGGTGAGAGCGAGGTGCCACTGGCGATGATCGTTTGTACAACTGTCGAGAGCTTGGATGCCATGACTGATCCTTAGAGCACCGTTACCGCGCCAACGATTGGCGAAATCGTGAACGTGATGTCGTAGGGCGTTGTTTCGGTCAAGCTGCCCGTGGGTTGCACCTTGATGGTGAGCTTGTTGGCGCCCGCTACGATCGTCCAGGCCAGGGTGAGGGTGCCGGCCGAGACGGTCTTCGCCTGGTTCGCCGCTACTTCGGTGACCGTGCCGGTGATGGTGGCCGCCTTGTTCACACCGCTGTAGGTGACGAATCCGGAGAGTGCCTGGAAGTCCGTTCCGTCTGATGCACGCACCACATAGTGGAGATTGCCGCCCACCATTGCCGAGAGAGGTACCGCGACATCTACCAGTGAGGTAGCCGAGGCGTCCGTGATCGTCTTGGCGGTCGCATTGACGGCGCCGCGGCCGGTGGCGTCGAGCTTGTACAGTACGGCGCCGGTCGAGTCCTGCAACTGCATGAGGTCGGCCGTCTGCCCGGGAGGCGCCTGGATTACAAACATCGGTTGCGCCAGGTAGTCGCCTTGCCCTGTGGCGTCTGCCCGATGGGGCATCAGTTTGATAAGAAGTCGGGAAAAGCGGGTTGCTACTCTTCCGTAAGATCTGTTGTTAAGGCTCATTGAAATTGTCCTCTGCTGGCCCGGTGGGGCTCAGGATAGTGCGGTTGATGTTGGTTGGAAAAGTTGGGGGGCGGGTTGCCCCCCGGTGAGGTTTGCTAACGGTGAGGCTTTTAATTATGCCCCAGCGCTTCCGTATACACCCTGCCAATCGTAGAACCCGAACGTTGCGCGGTAACGCATATACACAAACCCCGTCTCGTTCTTTTCAACGTAGTCAGATTTGGTGTAAGGCGCCTTGCGATCCAGCCACAGGAGGCCGGTATCGTCGGGAGGTCCGATGAGGAAGAACGCATCCGGATCGGTCAAATACGCCCAGGTTAGGGAGTTGATGACTCCGCCCTGCTCCGAGTATTTGAACGCATTGGTAGCGTTGTTTGCGGTGTCCGAGCGCTGTTGAGACTTCAGGATTTCGGCCACGTTCCAGCGATTCGCGCTTGCGGTAAGCACGCGCGGGGTGCCGGTCATCTGCAGGAAGCCTTCGGGAGACTTGATGAGTTCCCAGTCGGTCAAGGCCTGCTCGAGCGAAGCCACATCGAGATCCGACGCCACTGCCAGCATGTTCGCCTGCGTGCCGCCCGATTTGATCAACGGGTGATCGGAAGCAATCAGCGCCTTGCCATCGGGGCCCGGGAAGTTGGTGCCGTCGAAAGCATTATTGAAGATCGAGGCCGCCTGAATTTCGCGGGCCTGGAAAATGGAATTCGAGAGAGCGACCGAACGGCGGGAGATGATGCCCACCTTGTCGTCTTCCACGAGTTCCTGAGACGCTGCGATACCCAAGCCGTACTTGGCGGGCCGGAACGTCTTGTTATACCCCTGGATGAAGTCATCGGTCGGGGTGTCTTCGGTTTCGCCTACCAGCGTGGGAAGGCCGACGCCGGCCATTTGCGAGAACTGCTCGATCGAGCGCGTGGTGGTGTCTTTGCGCATCACCTCGCCAATCATGGATTTCTTCGCTTGGAAGTTTTTCCAGATTTTGGCGTTGAGCGCTGGCAGCATCGTCTCAAAAAAGAAGTCGGAGAATTGTCCTCTGATCTGCATTAGATGCCTGCCTTCTGGTCGGATTCGACCAAATTGTTAAACGTCACGAAGACGCGGGCATACTGGCCGAGGGCGTTATCCGGTGACTGGTAGAGGCCGCGGACTTTGCAGTCCAGGGTGTTGGTTGCCGCCAAGCTGGTTTCCGAGATGGAATGCTTGGAGCTTTTGAGCGAGGCGTTGCCGGCAGTGAGCACGATATTCGCGCATTTCTGCAAGCTGGCTGCTACGAGGAAGGTGGCGCCTGAACCGTCGCCCTGTACCAGGAAGACTGCATCTTTCGCCAGAACGATGGTATGGTCCGTCGCGGTGGAGGCCGCGCCGTATTGGATGTTGACGCCGAGCACAGGGGTTGTGCCCGGGGTAATTGCCGCATCGATCGCAAGCGTGGGCTTGGTGCCCGCGGCTGCGTGCGTGACGGCATCGTTAACGAATAACGCCGTGCCATAACCGACTAATTTGTGGGCCGGTACGAGAGAGCCAGAAGCCCCTGATACCGTGCGCCCAGTGGGTCGGAAGCCAAACGGCGTGTTGCTATTTGCCATATGAAAACACTCCTAGAGTTGGGTTTTGTTGCCTCATGGAGCGAAGACAATGGCAGGTGAGGTATACCGCTTCCGGGTGCCCTTGCGGGACGGTTGGATGGAAGCGCCTGCTTCGCGT